TAAGACGTTTGAAGAGATGCGTTGCGAAGCCAAGATGGGAATGGGCTTGATGGCCCAAGACGGACGGATTGCTGAAGTAGATGAAGACTACGAGCATGGTCACGAATCCCCTGAATACGAGATTGAAGAAAAAGATAAGCCAGAAGTTGAAAAGGCTGAAGTAGAAGTTGTTCACGCCGCCGAAGGCGTAAGCTTAGAAGATCCTATTGAACCTGCTGGTGGTCCTTACTACGGATATAGAGTTGTCTATGATCCTGAAGCTGGTAGGTATGTGTACAAAGCTGTAGATCCTATCTCCAAAGAGCCAGTGACTGCAGACGAGTTTGATCCTGCACTTTCTACTAGGTACACCCCCGAAGCTCTGCTAGGTATTGGTGTTGAAGAAGAGGAAGAAGAAGAAGAGGAAGAAGGACCAACAGTTTGCCCAGAAGGATACACTTTGCAGAACGGTCAATGTGTTCCTATGACTCCTGTAGATATGGGTGGGGATGGACCTGACCCTTCGACTCAGTACACGAGAAGTGTGCAGAATCAATTTGGGTATACCCGCAAGACCTTACCAGCAACGGCGGCAGTAGTTCCTCTACTGGGTGCGGTTAAGTTTGCACAGAATGTTAATAATGCAACTGCGGTAAGCGAAGCTCGTAAAGCTTTAGGTCTGGAAGGATTAAGTCTTGGCGAGCAGTTAGGTGCTGGTTTTACTGGAAAGCATAATGAAGGAATTGTTGGTAACTTAGGTATTGGAACATCTGAGTACACTGTTAGCTTGGGCGAAGGCAGAGAAGATGGTGGTGCCGCTGGTGGAGGTGTATACGACATTAGCACTGGTAAAATGTTAACTTCCCGTGAAGAAATTACCGCCGCAGGTAGAAATGCACGTACTACATTAACTGTCGCTGAAGCACAGCGTAGACAACAAATGGCCGCTCAAGGAGCTACATTCCCAGGAGATTCTTTGGCTAGGGATTCTTCTTTTTCTGGAGTTTCTTCTGGTACATCATTTGCAGAAGCGGCTAGGGCTGGCGGTTATGATTCTCCTTCTTACGCTGACATTGAAGCAGCGGATGCTCCTGTCGATAACAATTCTAGAGACAGTAGTTACGGGGATGGCGGGTACGGCTACGGGCAACCTGCGGATCAAGGTGAAGGTAGCGGCGTAGGTGGTGCTAGCGACGAAGATGATACTGGGGATACTGGCGGTGGCGGATTTGAAAGTTCTTCATCTGCAGGATATGACTATGCTAAAGGCGGCTATGTCACCAAAAAGAATAAGCCTAAAGTGGCAACAATGCAATATTCAAAAGGAAGCAAATAATGGCTGAAGATATGATGAATGAAGAAATGGCTGGCATGGCAGCCCCTGCTCCTGAAGCACCCATGCTTGAAGACACAATGGATGATGCACCTAAAGCTTCTGAATTAACAGTAGATGCTATGAAAGCAAACTACGAAGCAATGGACTCTGACAAGCAATTAGCTGTCAAAGAAATCATGAACGAGGCGATTGGTCAACTATTTGATGAGTTAACTGGTCAAACTGTTATGTCTGAATTTGCTATGTCAATACGCTCCGAAGAACCTATGGGTGCTGAAGCTCCTGCCGCAGAAGGCATGATGGCACCATCGACAGAACCTATGGCAGATATGCCTATGGAAGAAGAGGAAGCTACTCCTCCGGTCTAAAGTACCGCAAGTAGTTTATATGGGCTACCCATTATGGCCCCCAGCAAAAGGAAAACACAATGGCTAATAAACGTTACTCACGTCCTGATATTGAGGAAGAAGAAGTACAACAAGAAGAAGCAGTAGAGGCGCAAGCACCTGCTGAAGACAGCGAAGAAGAAACCTTCAAGAAACGTTATGGTGATCTTCGTCGTTACATGCAACAGACTGTAGAGAATAAAGACAAAGAGTTAGAACAACTCAAGCGTCAGATACAGCAGAAGAGTAAAGAAGAGTTCAAGCTACCAACTTCGGAAGAAGAGATTGAAGCATGGGCTAGCAAGTATCCTGAAGTTGCAAAGATTGTTGACTCCATCGCTCAGAAGAGAGCACGAGAAGCAAGCCAAGAAGTAGAACAGAGTATGTCTGATCTACGCAAAATGAAATCGCAATTAGAGCGAGAAAAAGCACAACATCAACTTCAGAAAATGCATCCTGATTTTGATAGTATTCGTGCAGATAAACAGTTTCATGCTTGGGTAAAAGAACAACCGACTTATATCCAAGATGCATTATATAAGAATGATACAGACGCTATCGCCGCAGGACGTGCAATTGATTTGTACAAAGCGGATATGGGAATGATCTCAGAGAAGCGTTCTGATTCTCAGTTGGAAAAGGAAGCCGCTAAAGCGGTCAAGAAGACTGGAAAGAATTCTCCATCCGCATCGCCAAGTTCGGAATGGAGTGAAAGCAGAGTTGCTACTTTAAAAGCGTATGAGTACGAAAAGTACGAAGAAGAAATTCTTAGCGCAATGCAAAGTGGTAAATTTGTTTATGATATGTCTGGAGCCGCAAGATAACTGTTGACAAATAGTTATTATTGCTTACACCACGCATATTATATCTAGATAAGGGGTAGCCCCGTAAGGATAACCTACCTTTTACTGGAAATAAAAGATTACTAACCGTAACTAGAATACCTTGAAACCGTGGCCTCTGATTGTAATGCTTTTGGCCGAGCATGTCAACTCAGACACCCACAGTGTAGCAAGCCTCTGAAGCGGTCAGTCGTAATCTAGTAATGTAAATTATGCCTGACTATGAGGAGAACTTATCATGGCATTTCGTTCAGCATCAGGATATGGAAACTTACCTAACGGTAATTTCTCACCTGTAATTTATTCCCAGAAGGTCCAAAAAGCCTTCCGTAAGTCTTCTATTGTTGAAGACATTACAAACAACGACTACTTCGGTGAAATCGCTAACTTCGGTGACTCTGTAAAGATCATCAAAGAGCCAGAAATCACTGTTAAAGAGTACTCTCGTGGTACTCAGATCACTGCGCAAGACATCGACGACGAAGATTTCACTCTCGTAGTTGACCAAGCGCACTACTTCGCATTCAAGATGGACGACATTGAAGATGCGCACTCACACGTCAACTTCATGGATATGGCTACTGACCGTGCCGGTTACCGCCTCCGTGATCAGTTTGACCGTGAAGTACTTGGCTACATCTCAGGCTACAATCAGTCTGCGGTTTCAGGTGCGGCTGACACTGTAAATACTACAGTATCAGGCTCTGTTGCTGTCACTACTGCAGGTACCGACGAACTGTTGGCATCTATGAAGCTTGACGCTACTGACTTCTCTTTAGATGACGGTGGTGCCGCTGTAGCTGGTGAAGCGATTCCTCTGAAGCCTCGTCTTCCAGGTGTTACTTCTACTACAGATGACGATATCTCTCCACTCCAATTGATCAACCGTATGGCTCGTCTTCTTGACCAGCAATTCGTTGATACAAATGGCCGTTGGTTGGTTATTGACCCTGTCTTCATGGAGCTTCTCCGTGATGAAGATTCACGTCTGTTCAACTCTGACTTCGGTGAGAACGGTGGACTTCGCAATGGCTTGACTGTTAACAACTTGCACGGCTTCCGTGTCTATGTTTCTAACAACTTGCCAGTAGTTGGTGGTGGTGCGGCACAGTCTTCATCAACACTTCAGGCAACAGACTACGGTGTTATCGTAGCTGGTCACGATTCAGCAGTAGCATCTGCACAGCAGATTTCTAAGACTGAAACTTACCGTGACCCTGATTCATTCGCAGACATCGTCCGTGGTATGAACCTGTATGGCCGTAAGATTCTTCGTCCTGAAGCAATCACTACTGCTCGTTACGTAACAGCAACTGGTGTATAAGGGGAGAACTTACAATGTCTAAATCTACTTCTTTGCTTTCAAAAGCAATCATGGTTGAGAAGGAAGTTGAGCTTCCAACTACAACTGGCACAGTCACAGGCCCAACTGTAGGAGCGGGTACTCTCGTTCTTGCGGCTGGCGTTGAGTTAATCGACGCTATGGACTCTGCTGACTATGATGTCACAGTTACAGATGGCACAACTACCTTTATGGCGGCTACTGCCGTTGACAGTGGTTCTGCTGGTGACTTCGCTTTCGGTACTCAAACTCAGGGTATCGTAGCATCAGAAGACACAATCGACGTAACTGGCACTGCCGGTGCTTCTCCTGCGGCTACAGTGACTGCTCGTGTATGGGCTATCGTTGTTGACGTAAATGAAGCAACTGCTGGTGCTGACGAAGTTGATCGTGATCAGCTTGCATAAGTAACCTTGAGAAAGCCGCCCTTCGGGGCGGTGGACTCTTTCTACACAGGTATTTAATATAAATGGCTTCTACGTATCTTGCATTGACCAATGAATTACTTCGTCGTTTGAACGAAGTGACTATTGACCAAGATGACTTCGCAGGTGTCCGTAACGTACAGGCGTTAGCAAAGGATGCTATCAACTCGTCCATTCGCAAGATCATTCAATCTGCTCAAGAGTGGCCGTTTACATTAACTACTTACAATCAAACCTTAGTTGCAGGAACTCGTGAATACGATTTTCCTAGTGGTTTATCTTCTGTAGATTGGGAATCATTCTACTTAAAAGAATTAGCGGCACAAGGTAATTCACCTTCCCGTCTTCCAGTTATCTCATACACAGAGTACTTAGAAAACTACCGTGTGTCAGATGATACCAACGATTCTGGTACTGGTATATCCGCACCTATTCGTGTGTATCAAACCCAAGAAGAAAAGTTTGGCGTTACACCTAGCCCTAACGCTGCGTACGTAGTTGAGTACAAGTATTGGTCATTCCCCGATAATCTTACTTTATTTGGCGATACGTGCGTTATCCCGTCTAGATTTGACCACGTGATTATTGATGGTGCCATGATGTACATGATGCGTTTCCGCTCTAACGATCAAAGCGCACAGATTCATCAAAATGATTTTATGGAAGGCATCAAGATGATGCGCCGTGTGCTA